ACTACCTACTCTTAATGCTGAATAAGAATTACTAGTTCCGTTGACATCTATTAAAGCGCCTGAAAGGTTTGTATATGTTTGCCCTGAACTTCCATTTTGAATATGCAATGTTGTAGCAGGACTAGTTGTTCCAATCCCGACGTTGCCGTTAACTATAGCATTCCCTGTAACATTAAGTTGACCTGTTGTTTGTAAGTCTGCTAAAAATTTAAAAGTATTAGTGCTAGCGGTTGGAGAATAATCTATCCTTGTACCAGTCACTATAATGTCATAGCCATAAACGCCTCTTCTAATAGCTAAATGCTCACCGTAATTAGCACTATCTAATAGTAATTGATTATTAATTCCAACGTTTCCGTTAACATTAAGCTTTCTGGTGGGACTAGTCGTTCCAATCCCTACGTTACCAGTAAAAGTTGCAGAAGTACCTGTTAATGCTCCAGTTAATGTTCCCCCAGCAAGCGGTAAGTAATTACCAATAGGTATTGCCGCTGCTGCCGCGTCCGCGTAAGCGGTTGTTGCGATTTTTGTTGAGTTATCTCCGACTGCCTGCGTTGCCGCCGTGGCGGTATTTAAAAATTTAATTGCCATGTACCGTGTATTAGATTAAAATTAATATATTCTAGTAACTATAGCTTGATACGCTCCTTGTGATACGGGTGTTGAGAAGTTAATTGTTACGTTTGTACCTGATCTTGTTACTTCAGCATACACTGTTGCTCCATCGGATGTTTGTATAATTTCTACCGCACAATCCAGGGCTGTAGTTACTCCTAAAGCAGCACCTGCTGCAATCACCCATCCAATAGTTCCACCTGGAGGCGAAGATTGTTGAGATACATTAGTTGTTGTTGTATTAAGTATAAATCTTTTAGATTTAGCAGCCCCAATGCGATTCTCTAACTGTAGTAAAGATATCTTCTTGTTAATACCCCCATCGTAAATAGGTAGGGTATCTGCATCGTTAAGAGTAGAAATTGCCGCTAACCCATTAATATCAAGGCCAACTTTTACGTTACCCGTAGTTGGGTTTACTGATATACCTTTTAAGTTATTAGCTGTGCTCTCATCAACAGATGTTACAAGATTTTGACTGTCTGTCCAGGGTACGTTAACCACTAACTGATTACTAGAATTCTTTTGAATCCCATACGTTTTACCTGCTGTTGCTGATACCGAATTTGCTGCTACGGTTTGGGTCGTGTTATCTTCTAACTTACCTAAACCTAACGTAGAAGCAGTCATCATTGAGTACTCCGTGTTGTTGTCTGTCCATGAAGTAGTTAAAGTTCCACCGTCTTGTTGCGTAGCGGTTAAAGTTTTAGTTGTTGTACCTGCTACATTTAAAGCAGTGATCATGTTGTCGTACGAATTATTCCATTCGCCTGAGTTTCCTCCAGAAGAAGTAATTGTTCCCCCAACGGTTAGATTGTTTCCGGTGGCATCGTAAGTTAAACCAGCGTCTCCCGCAACATTTGCAGTACCAGTCCAATAAGTAAGTTGATTAGCAACACCAGACCCAGATAAGGTAGAAGTGTTATCTACTTTTTGCCATCCGTCTGTTCCAGCGCCTGTACTTACATATATAGCCCAGTCACCAACTTTCCAGTCTGTGATGCCGTCTAAGTTCGTGCTACCCGCAACTGATACAATCCAGAATTGACCATTCTCAGGTGATAACCCAGATAAATCAGGTGTATCAGTATTTGCATTCCAGTTACCTTCAAAAGATAAACCAGAAGGTATGTTAGCAATTTGCCCGGTTACAAAATCATAGATTTGGTCCCCAGTTGCTAGCGCTGTACCTGCATTTGCTACTGCAGCTGTTTTTGCAGCAACCTCACCACCTACTATTTCAATAGTAAGATCATTTACATCTACTGCAATATCATTAGCGTTAACAGTAATACCGTCGCCAGATCCAATAGTAAATGTAATTATTTCATCAGCGGCTTGATTTAAAGTAAAAGCTCCTCCTGCATTAGCAAGACCTGCACCACCTGTTAACGTGATAGTTGCATTACTTACCGTAGGTATTGTAGGAAATGTTGGTAATGTAATTGTTTTAAGGTTTTTACCCCCTATATGACCCGTGCTATCTACGGTTACAGAATCTATAACTGTAAAAGTTGCGCCATCCGCAGGAGACGCAGCCGATGTTGTATTCGTTTGAGATTGTAAGTCGTGCGTTATATTTAATGTTCCACCTGCGGTTGAATTTGTACCAATTTTTAAACCACCAACAAAATCAGCAGTATCTCCAGGCCCAATATTTGCGGTAGCACCGTTTCCGTCACCATCTAATTGCCAGTAGCCATAGTTGTCAGCAACAGGTACATCCCATGTATTATCTTTACTTAAAAATCTAGTTGCCGCTACCGCTGTTCCATCTACTGCGTTTAAGTCAGGAGCGAATACAGGGTTAGCTGCTGTTCCTGAAGAATTGACGTTTACATAGGTTCCGTTGTTTAGAGTTAATGTTTCAACACCACTAGTAGCACCTACTTCAATCCACCCAGCATTACCTGATCCATCATTTGCTACATATTGTTTTAGGGTATCAATACCAGTGTTGAAATATATTTGCCCTACAGAACTGTTCGCCGCTGAAGGGTCAGCGCCTAGGTTTTGTATCCTAGCGTTGTCAAGGGAGTTCTTATTAAGATCAACCGTGTTTAAAAAATTAATTGCCATGTTTTTTTAGTTTAAGTATGCTTTGCCGGCAAATCCTGCCGAAAATGTTAATATTACGTTATTATTGTCTGTATATTCGTATTGCCCCGTGACTACAGTGTTTGCTGTATCTACAACGGAAATAGATGGGAATTTTCCTAAATTATGATTTACATTCCACACCGTAGCAGCTACCGCTTGTGTAAATATAAAAGTTGGCGCTCCTTGTGATGAAAGTTGAAATACTGCAAAGTCATAGTATAATAAGTCCGTTAGGTTTCCGTTACCTCCGATGTTGGTTAAATTTAACGTGTAGAAACCAGCAGTACTAACAGTATAGCTGTCTATTAAGAAATGACCAAACGTACTTATATTGTTTTGTTCACTTATAAGTATATTGTTACCTACTAGGTAAGTCATAAACGCAATAACATCTTGACCAGAAACATCGGCTGTGGATAATTGCATTGTAGTTACACCTGTCATAGCTGAACCATCAGCGGGGCCAGAAAAATCACCAGCCCCTGGATTAGCAACCACATACTTAAATACCATCTGAGCAGATATAGATATCTTACCCTTTATATTTAAATATTCAGCTACAGCTTTAGCGGTGTATTGCTTAGTAGATCTATTGACAGAGTCAGAGCCTACCCAAGCATCAGTGTCTTGAACTGTAATATCGTATGGATACGAACTTATTCTTGCCATGTTTTATATTTTGTTAAACCGCAGTTACAACTAAAGCTCCTGCATTTGATACTGTTATTTTAAAAACGCTGCCATCAGCAGACTTCATATGAAACCCGTCTTGAATAGTTGCATTTATTTCCAAAGTGTCTGACAACTCATTACCTATTGTACTATTACCTTGAATGTTAAGAATTCCACCATTCTGACCGTAAATATTAGCAGCGTATAAATCAGTACCTAACAAATTAGGCGCGCTTACACTTGTATTCGTAAATCTAGTACCTGATGCTTGTGTGCCTATATAAACAATACTATTGTCTTGGCTTATTAAAGAGTCTACTAATCCGGTAGCTGAAAATGCTGGTATAACATTAGTTGTACCTCCATTGTTTTGAACTACATCTGCTATAGACTGAACTGTAAAGTTCCTTGTTGGGTTGTCTAATACTGGATCTGCAGCAGTATATGTCTGTGTACCTACTATAAGATCTCCCAGTTTTGGTGTTATTATGGGATACGTTGAAGTTATTGCCATGTCGATGTTTTATTTATTGTTTTTCTCGGCTTTTGTACCGTCTTTTTTGCTCTTACTTTGCGTTCCACCTCTATTGTGTGACGATAACACAAATTTTTCTGTATTATGGTCGTAATCCTTGTCTAGTAAGAATGCTAAACCCTTATTCTTTATGGCTTTTCTTCTTTTCATCTGACTATCTGCTCTTTTAGCCTTCCTGTCGTCTGTATTAGCGCAAGCTAAATCCCTCACTGCCTTTGCTTTTGCAGCTTTAGGACTTAATTTCTGTTTCCCCATTTTAATTGCGGTGTTATATAGTATATATACTTACATGGAAAGAGTAAATCTTACAAATAACCAATAATGTGACATTAGCCCCTTACTATACCTATCTAGTAGCCTAGTGTCACACTTTTATATTGCGATAATTTTTCTGAAAAAATTTTTTTTGAGATGTAGGGAAGTTTAGTGTTACCCCCTATCTCTCTGACTATCAACCAGTTACGAAATCCATTTCATTTTAGCGGGTCCCCCCTTTTTTTATGTTTTCCTTTCTATATATCGTTGATTTCCAGCACATTATGCTGATATGTTTTATGTTTTTTTCAGCAAACTATTTACAATTTTTACAAAAAGAATACGGCTTCGCCCAGATAATATACATGTAACGACGATGCTGCTGCTGCATCAATACAAGCTCAGCAACCTCTCGTCCTTATCAAGATCTTTAAGCCAATTTTTCAAATAAAATACGAGATCAATTAGATAATATATTTGTAAGTTAATAATAATAATAATAATAATTAATCTAAAATTCAAGTTTATGAACAATCAAGTAGTAGTATTAGAGTCAAAGAGATTCGTAGTAAGAAAGTCATTGATCGGAAAGAACACAATAGTAAATGTAACGTTCAAGAATGGAACAGTCGCGAAGTATGATCATGACGCAGCGTATGAAGTTATGAAAGAGAAACTAGACAAAATGGCGTGTTGGGAGAAATACAAATCATATACTTCTTCTGCGAGTATGCCAGTCGCAACAAGATCGCTACTTTTAACTAAGTAGTTCAGTAGAAATCCCCTACATTTTTACAGACAGAATACAGTCATTTCCAGATAATATACATGAATCTAAATATAATAAACATATGAGCAAGCA